ACACTACATTTATTACAAGGTGAATGACTTCTATCACCTTTCATTAATCTCTTACGAATCTTTGTCATAGGTTTAGAGAACCATACATCATGTAAAGATTGTTGTAAAAGATTACCTACAACATGTTCTCTTCCCCAATCGTTAGAACAGAACAATACATCTCCGTTCCAATCGACAAACATTTTATAGAATGGGTAATGACATGGTTTGCCTTTTAGATTCTCTACAGTATCATCTTCAACACCAACCCAATCTACTACACCACTTCTATTATTTAGTATGAGTCCGTGTTTCTCAAAATCTCCCCAATGCATTCTGAACTTATACTTATCTGTTGGTATATCTGCCCACAATAACATGTCTTCAAACTTATCCATCTGTTCTATACCATCGTACAGATTAATATAGATTAAATCTAAACCTGAATTGTGTATAAGTCCTTCAAGGTATTTGTGGTCAAGTTTATCTCCGTTAGTATTACACTCTAATGTTGCATAGGGTAATTCTGTTCTGAATATCTTTACTATCTCTATGAAGTCTGGATTAAGGAGATTCTCTCCGAATCCACTGAATGATATCTTACCTTGAAAGTTATTCTCTCCCAATTCTTCTGCAATGATTAATGCACCCTTAGTTGTAAGGTGTAGATTTCTATTAGGGAATACTTTAGGGTCATGTCGAGGACAAAACACACAGGTTCTATTACAAAGTTCTGTTGTGTTTATCTCTACAGTGAGAATAGAATCTAAAGGTTCACTTGTCTTAACTTTATCCCAATGTTTCTTTTCCTGTTCTCTTCTATGTTCCAAGAAATCATATTGGTCTACTGCCTGAATCGGAATGTTTCTATTATCCGACATGAACTTCTAAATATCTTTCTGTATCTGGTTGGTCTTCTGGCACATATTGAAACTCTACAGTATCACCATTATCTAAATTACACCAGTCTTGTGGTAATAGAATAAATTGTGGGTCGTCTTCTCTGTTGATAAGACAAGACCTAGGGTCTCCGTTCTCTTTGTAATTATAGAGTAGAACTTCTCGTGCCTCTAATGTCTCATTGATACGAGAACAAGGATAAGATATTGCACTGATGTAGAAGTTCTCTTTCTTCTTACTATCTAACTTCTTAAATAGATATGCTGATTCTCTGAATTGTAAACCAAGAAAGATTGTAAGGTCTTCTGGTAAATTGAACCTGAGCAGATTCTCTTCAAAGTTTTTCTCTGAATAGATTCTGCTTACTTGGTCTTTATTGAATTGTGAAACTGTATACTTTCGTTTAGAAGTATCCACCGTCTCTGACATCATCATCACCATCTTTTTTCTCCTCATCACTTCGAGTATTGTCTGTTTCAGATGCACTGATGAAATCACCGTCTTCTTGCAATGATGCAATAAACGATTCTGTTTGTTCTTCGAACTGGTCAATCATTTCTTCTTTAGTACCAGATAATTCGAAACCTAACTTATCACCCTCTTCTTGCACTTCTGCTTTAGAACTGTTTTCTAATTCTGACCTTGAAGGAATTGTAATCTCTTCATACTCTTCCTCTGCTTCATCTTCTATGATGTTGACTTTTGCATTAACTGATGCTAGAAGTTCTTCTTCAGTATCAAAGGTTGGAATAGTTTTCTTCTCTTCTTCTACTGGTGCAACAATGTTTTCAGGTTCACTTACTTGTGCCTGAATGTTTGGTGCATTACCACCTGAGATAACAGGTTTAGATGTGACTTGTCCTGTAGAAGGAACTGGTTCTGAATCCTCTAAACTTTCAAGTGTGTCTTCAAACTTTTCGTTGACATCTTCTAATGCTTCTTCTGGTGAAACACCATTGTAAAACATTTCATCATCTACGAAGTCTGCATCTTCATCAAAAGACTCATCATCGAAACCTACTGTCTCTTCTTCTTTTGCGAAGAGTTCATCTGCCTCTGCAACCTCATTAACCTTTTCTACTTCGTCATAGAATGATTCTGTAGTTATGCCATGTGGTCTGAACTGTACATTATCTTGTAATGCAGGAGTAGAAACTACCTGTGTCTCTGATTCAAAGTCTTTAAATGCTTTCTTGGTTTCATCAAGTTTTTCTGCAAGTTCTTCATCTTCAGTTATCTCATCTGGTCTTGCCTGTCTTACCATCTCCCATGCTTTAGATTTTGTTTTAGGAGATGCCGCCATTTCAGCAGATGCTCTTGACTCATCTAATAAATCTTGTATTGGTTTTGAGGTTACATTGTTCTGAACATTTGATAATGCTTCGAGTTGTGCTTTAAGAATTTTGTTCTCTTCTTCTGCAACTCTAAGTTCCTGTTCTGCAAGTTTCTTTGACCGTCTCTCTGCGTCAATCAACAAATCTCTTTCAGCAAGAGTAGATGCAACAAGGTCTTTCTGCCTTTGTGCTTCTTCAATCTCTAGTTCTTGTATTCGTTTGGTTGCAACTTGTACTTGGGTATTGTAATCTATAATACCTGTATTGATTTGTTCTCTGATTTGAACAAGTGCATCAAGTTCATCTAGTTTAAAGTTACCTGCTTGTAACCCTTTCTGCATGATTTGATTAACTTGTTCTGCATTAGCAGGTTTTAATCCTACAGTAAAGGTGTTAAGTCTATTGGTGATTCGTTCTAATTCTGTGGGTTCCACAGTTTCACTTGCGAATGTTGGGGTTTGTTCTGCCATAATATATTCCTAAAAATCCATGGAGTGGTACACGACTAGAAGTTTACACATAGAAGTTAATATTAAACTTCCTTTTCTTTTATGTATAGTCTCTGACCACATTAATATTTATTTAAACTTGTATCTCAGGAAACGCTTCTGATGCAATTTCCTTTGTTAGATTAGGGAATGGATTCTTCTTATCCTTAATCAAGTCAATCATTTGTGCCTCTTTTGGGTGCATACCCTCAAGCATTTCAATCCACATTGTCTCTCTACGAGCAACAGGTATTTGTTCGGTTACGAAGTATTGAAACTTTTTAAATTCAAATCTCAATGCTGTTTCTGTTAAAGATGAATCTGGTGCATCATTCTTTTTGAAAGGAGTTTCTCCTTCTGGTAATGTTGAATTGATATTACTATCAAATAACCACCTTAGAACTTTACTCACTGCTGCGTTTCTATCGTTAAAGATTTTTAATCCATTAACTGCAGTAGGTACATCTGTTTCTGCAACGATGTTTGCCTGACATAGTATTTCATATACATCAGCACCGTTAGGTAGATTGATTCTTTCTGTAACCAATTCCATCTTTGGTTTGTTAGGAGCACCCTTAGGTCTTCCTCTTCCTCTTTTTGTTGTTGTCATAATTTAGGTCCTCACCATATTATATTGTGTAAAATCACTAATGTTGTCCATCAATTCATTTAATCTATGCTCTCTAAGATAATCAAATACTTTACCACTCGGTGGTGTAGACTCACCAAAACAGTTAAGAATATCTGTCTCAACATCTTCTGGTATAAATTCTAAGTCAATCAAAGTTTGATTTCTTAAATAGTTCCGATAGTATTTATCGTCCTTTTCAATACTAATCCTGAGGTACTTATCTACTACAGGTTTTCTTAAAGGGGTTTGTCTGATACCTTCATCTAAACAATTGTCTGCTGATAGTATATTTGGTATACCGTCTGACTTATCTCCTCTGAGAATGTGTTCTTTTAGAAATGTATCTGCATCATCTGGTGCAACGAACTTGTTTAGATTAGGAGACCATTGTTTTACATAGTTGAACTTCTGCAACTGTTGGAAGTCCTTATCACCTGAGACGATTAGGACTGGTTCCTTTGAATGTTTAGTTAGAACTGCAATGATATCATCTGCCTCACATCTTTCGACATACAGGTAGTGGTAGGGAAAGTTATCTCTTATCTCATCTTTAACTTTCTGCAGTGTGTCGAAGATAAGTTTCCAATCCATATCAGATGCTTCTCTTGTCTTCTTACGGTTTGCTTTGTATTGTGGAAAGTATTCTCGTCTCCAAGGATTACTTGCATCGGTA